TGAACGCTGCGGCAGGTAGTATTAAGACTGTTATAAAGAATGTAGATGATTACTTACTAAAACCTTTAGGCGAAGGTATGTTTCGTTTTAATATGCAGTTTAACTTTAACAAAGATATAAAAGGTGACTTAGAGGTACAAGCTAGAGGAACAGAAAGTCTTATGGCTAACGAAGTACGTAGTCAAAGATTAATGTCTTTCCTACAGGTAGCATCTAATCCGGCACTTGCTCCATTTGCTAAGTTTCCATATATTATAAGAGAGATAGCAAAGTCTATGGAACTAGACCCTGAAAAGGTAACAAATAACATGGATGAGGCAGCAGTACAAGCAGAGATATTAAAAGGTATGCAGGGTGCTATGCCACAAGAACAAGTCCAACAACCTCAACAGGCAGGTCAACCACCTGTCGGTGCTAACCCATTAGACCCCACAGGAGCAGGTGGTGGTAATATAGGTACAGGACAAGCTCCTTTACCAAACGAGCAAGGATTCTCAGGAAATGACGGACAGGCAGGTGCTGCAGCAAATCAAGCCTCTAGTGAACAACCACAAGCTACTGAACAGCTTCAATGATTACATTGACTTACAAATAAGTAAGCAACATAAAATACTAGAGCAATCTAGTGACATAATTACTCTACATAGGTCTCAGGGTGCAATAGCGATTTTGAATAAACTTAAACTACTAAGGGATGAAGTAAATGGCAGACAATAATGAATTTAAAATGATGGGTTTTAGAGAGCTAGAAGAGTACCGCAAAAAAGAAGGTACATATCACGAGCAAGACCCTAGAAATCGTAATAATTATTTTGATTCAGATGATGATGTTAAAAGAGCATACAGAATAAAAATGGGTTTGCAGGAAAGAAAAGAAATAGATGCAAAAGAAGATACTAAGGGAGAATTAGAAGCTCTACCTGTAGTCCGAGATGAAGAAGTAAAGAAAGTTTTTGAAGAGATTAAAAAAGAAGAGGTAAAAAAAGGCAACAGACCAAAAGAATTAAAAGCTGCTAAAGGTGCTTCTATCAATAAACAAATGGAAATGTTTGAAGACGGTGGTCTCAAAGAAGAAGGTGGCATGGTTGATGAGGTATCAGGCAACGATGTACCCCCGGGTTCTACACGAGAAGAAGTGAGAGATGACATACCTGCACAATTAAGTGAAGGTGAGTTTGTATTTCCTGCTGATGTTGTTCGATACATAGGTCTTGAAAAACTTATGATGATGCGACAAGAAGCCAAACAAGGTTTAAAAGCTATGGAAGAGATGGGTCAAATGGGTAATTCAGATGAAGCAACAATGCCTGACGATTTACCTTTTGATGAAACAGACCTTGACATTGAAGATGATTTAGAGTATAATATAGGTGGAGTGGTAGAAGCACAAAGAGGTGCTTATGTACCTACACCAGGTCAAATTCCAAAATTGTATGCACCTGGCACTTTTAAAGGTTTAACAGGAGTAGATGAAGCACCTGGAGCAGGTACAGGAGCACCTCAAACTAAAAGTGTTAGATACTACAATGCTAAATTAAGACAAGTTCGCATGATACCACATTTTGTCAATCCTGATGGTACTTTAGGTTCTACAATATATCCTATTCCTGATGGTTTTGTACCTACACCAGAAGCAACGGAAAAAGCTGCTGAAGAAACAAAAACTCCAACAGCAAAAGTTGAAACAATACAAGATAGTGCTAGTGATGGAGATGACGCAACTGCCGCTTTAGGCGGTGCTAGAACTACTATAGGCGGTACAGAATATGCTGTTCAATACAATTTCGATGGAACAGTAGGATTACAAAGTATTGATAACTACAATGCTACAGGTAGAGTAAATTTTCAACCAGCAACAGCAAATGTTGCTCAGGCAATTAAAGACCAAACATTAGGACAACTAACACAACTTGGTAAGGCTGTAGGTATAAAATCTACTGCTCTTGCAGAAGTGGCTAAAAAAATAGGAATGGATGTTCCTAGATATGATAAACTAGGTAATATTATAAATAAAGCAAAAGACGCTACTAAAACTTTAAATAGAACCAAACCACAAGACATTATTGATATAGATAAAATATTAGAAGGCAGTAAATTTACTGAACCCGCTTCATCTAGAATAGATGATTTAACAAGAACACAAGTAAGAGAGTTAGATGAAGCTATTAGAACAGGTGTAGGTACAGATAGGTTTACTGAAGCTAGAGCTGCTAAGATAGCTAGAGATGCAGAAGCAGATAGATTGGCTAAAGAAAAAGCAGAAGAAAAAGAAAAACAAAGACAGATGAATCTTGCATTTGCAGAACAAAAACGAGCAAGAGAAAGAATAGCTGCAAATAAAGCGGCACAAGAAAAAGCTGAAGCAGAAGGCAGAATAACAGGCAGGGAAGCAGGCATGTCTATGGGAGATGACGGTGGAGGAGACGGTGGTTTTGATTCTGCACCTTCAGAGATGGGTGGTATGGGTGATGTAGGTTACTCTACTGCTAAAGGTGGTTTTATACCTAAGTTAAAAAAGAAAACTAAAAAGATGAAGCGAGGTGGATTAGCTTCTAAAAAGTAATCCGCAATTAATGGCTACTTATCCCCCAACAATAAATGGCTACGATAACCCCAAGGAGAAAATAAATGGCAGATGCTATGATTAAGGAAGCAACACCTAAAAAAGTTGCATTTGTGAGTAAACCTTACACACAAGAAGAAAGAATAAAAAAAGAAGAACAAGAATTAGAACAGCTATTGAAAGAGCAAAAGGGTGAAGTTGAAACTAAGGTTGAAGAATCGGAAGATAAGAGTGAAGAAGAACCGACTTCTGCTGAAGAGAAAACTTTTAAAAAGCGTTATGGAGACTTACGAAGACATACCCAAGAGAAAGAACGAGAGTTTCAGAAGCAGTTAGATGATTTAAAAGAACAATTATCTAAAGCAACTAAGAAAGAGATTAAGCTACCTAAATCTGATGAAGACATAGAAGCATGGGCAAATGAATACCCTGATGTAGCTAAAATTGTCGAAACAATTGCTATGAAGAAGGCTAGAGAACAGTCAGAGCAGTTAGAGGCAAGGTTACAAAAGATAGATGAAATGTCTGTTGAAGCTAAAAAGGAGAAAGCTGAAGCAGAGTTAATGAGACTTCATCCTGACTTTGATACTATTAGAGACAGTGATGACTTCCATGAGTGGGCTGAAGAACAGCCAAAATGGGTACAGGATGCACTATATGAAAACGATAATGATGCAAGGTCAGCAGCAAGAGCCATTGACCTCTACAAGGCAGATAGAAACATTGGCAAGAAAGACACAGCAAAAAATGATAAAAGCGCTGCTATGGATGTTGGCACGAAAGCTACAAAAACTAAAGTTGATACTTCTGAGTCAGGTAAAAAAATACGTGAGTCTGATGTTCAAAAGATGTCCGCTGCAGCTTATGAAAAACAGGCTGATGCCATAATGGAAGCTATCAGGTCAGGTAACTTCATATATGATGTATCAGGTTCTGCAAGATAATTAAAAAAGAATGTTGACAAATAGTTATTTCTAAGTATAACTATATGTAACTAAAGGTATATTATAACCCCTTTCTAGGACACTTATAATATACTACCACTAAACTTTAGAGATTACCCAATTATGTGAGCCTACAAGAGACTAGCTATCTCACGTACAACCTCAACGCATGAATGGTCCTTATAAAGTAAAATGACTAAAAGCAACACGTATTATGCGTGTATTATAAATGTTTAAGGAGATTTAAAAATGGCATTTACAGCAGCAGCTGGTTATGGTAATCTTCCTAACGGTAATTTTAGTCCTATTATTTACAGCAAACAGGTTCAACTTGCTTTCCGCAAGGGGTCTGTCGCTGAAGCTATCACTAACAGTGATTACTTTGGTGAGATTGCTAATATGGGCGATTCCGTTAAGGTTATCAAAGAACCAGAAATAACAGTCAAGGAATATGCAAGAGGAACAACTATTACTCCTCAAGACCTTGATGACGAAGAATTTTCACTTACAATTGACAAAGCTAATTACTTTGCATTTAAAGTGGATGACATTGAAGAAGCTCATTCTCATATTAACTTTCAACAGTTAGCATCAGATAGAGCAGCTTATAGACTAGCCGACCAATTTGACCAAGACGTACTTGGTTATATGTCAGGTTATAAGCAATCAGCTATACACGGTTCACCTGATACAGCTAATACTACCACTAATGGTACTGTTGCTGTTTCAACTGCAGGTTCTGACGAACTCTTATCATCAATGAAACTTGATGCAGGAGACTTCGGTGGTTCAGCAGGTGATGCTGTAGCTATCTTACCAAGAACAGGTGCGGCTACTTCTGCAGCTCCTGCTAATGGAGATAGAAACCCATTAACTGTTATAGCTAGAATGTCAAGACTATTAGACCAACAGAATGTTGACACTAATGGTAGATGGTTAGTATTAGACCCTGTATTTATAGAAGTACTAAAGGATGAAGATTCAAGATTATTTGATGCAGACTTTGGTGGTACTGGACTACAGAATGGTTTAATCCTAAACAACCTACATGGTTTCAAGGTTTATCAGTCAAACAATCTACCAAAAATAGGTACTGGACCATCTAATACCGGTACTAACAGTTCTACTGACTTTGGTATAATTGTTGCTGGTCATTCTTCATCAGTAGCTACTGCCGAGCAAATCAACAAGACAGAGACTTATAGAGACCCTGATTCTTTTGCTGATATTGTTCGTGGTATGCATTTGTACGGTAGAAAGATACTTCGCCCTGAAGCAATCGCTACTTGTGCTTATCACTTAGCGTAAGGGAGATTGAATTATGGCGAATATTACTGCTGTTCTTAAAGCCGCTTCTGGCAACTCCCAGAGAGGCAGAAACGTATACTATATAGATAATGTTATTGACTTAACTGCTAATAGTATTAATCCTAACGGTGATACCATTCAAGCTATCACAGTTCCAGCTAATACTCTTGTTGTGGCTGCAGGTCTTCAGGTTGTAGAAAGTGCAACTCAGAATACTGGTACAGACGCAACAGCATCACTTGGTTTCACAGGCGGTGACGTTGATGAGTTTGTTGCAACTTTTGATATTGATGGTGCTGCCGATGGTGCTTATGCTCCTCAAATTGCAATCACAGGT